CAAGTACTTAAGATTGTTCCTCAATCTAAAAAAGAAATCGCCCAACACGTTTCTAATATTCTAGAACAGGAAAATGTTTCTTTTGAATTAGAAGATTTAGCAACTATTATCAATAAACACCACCCAGATCTTAGAAAGATATTAAATACAATTCAATTCTCAGTTCAGGATGGACAATTATCACCTGATAAAGATGTGTTAGTTGCTACTAATTACATTAAAGAAGTACTTAAACACTTAAAAGGTACAAAACCTAGCTTTAAAGATATTAGACAAATTATTGCTAATTCAGGTGTAAATGATTATGAGGAACTATTTAGAGCCCTGTTTGATCATGCATCTTTATATGCACCCGAATTAGAAGGATCTATTGCAGTTGTACTAAATGAACATTTATACCAAGCTAATTTTAGGATTGATAAAGAAATTAATATTATGTCTGCAATAGCTAAAATTATAGAATTAAAAAAATCAAACACAATTATTTAACAAAACCCCAATTTTATGCAAACCCCTCAAGCAGGTCAACCACAAATGAATATTGACCTTAAAAACACAGAAGCAATTACTAATTCCGAAGATGGAGTTGTTTTTCAACAAGGATTTATCCTCCGTAAAGTATCTAAATTTGTAGCAGGTACAGATGAAGATGCCCTATTACCTATTCCAGTTTTCTTTGACCCTACAACTCAGAAAATTGTTGGACAAGCACTTCATCCAGATTTACGTGAAGAACTAGCTGAATACTGCGTATGAACATCTGGGATTGGTTAACCCAAATTACTTATGAAAAGTCCCATCCTGATTCGTTTTCGGATCAGGATTGGGATTCTTTCAATAGCTACATGATTCACCGATTTATTTCAATGAACCCCTATTATGTAGAAGTAGCTAACCAAATCCAAACTGTCTTACCAACAGAAAAAAAGCAGATTTATACCATTTACAGAGAATTGATTCCTAAACGTAAGTTGTTTTTAAAATATATCAAAAATACAGGAGATAAATTTAACAATAATCTAATGGAATTATTATCATCTCATTATGAATGTTCTAAATCCGAGGCTAAAGAATATTTTAATATCTTAGGTAAAAAGGGAGTTAGAGAACTTCTAGGAAGAATGGGATATGAAAAGAAAGAAATTACCAAGTTATTAAAGGCTTAAGATGGCTAAAAAGAAGAAAATACCTAGCATAATAAAGGAAATTCAAAATTTTGAATTGCCTGAGATTAATTATGCTTACCAAAAGAATATCTCATACTCTCAGACTTCTATGTACCATGAATGTCCTAAAAAATGGTCATTAAGATATAAAGAAGGACATAAGGTATTTTCTTCTAGTATTCACACTATCTTTGGAACTGCGTTACATGAAGCTTTACAACATTATATGACTACAATGTTTGAAGTATCTGGAGCAGCAGCTGATAGAGAAGATACTATTGAGATATTCGAAAACTCATTTAGAGAAAACTATATAAAAGAACTCAAATCTAATAATAATAAACATTTTACAACACCAGATGAAATGAGGGAATTTTATGAGGATGGAGTTAATATTATAGAATTTTTTAAAAAACGTAGAAAAAAATATTTCACTAAAAGAGATAAATATCTTGTAGGATGTGAAGTTCCAATTATAATCCAACCCAATAAAAAACTAAATAACGTTATGTATGTAGGTTATTTAGATTTAGTTTTATATGATGAATGGGAAGATAAATTTTACATTTATGATATTAAAACTTCCACTAAGGGATGGGGTGATTGGGCTAAAAAAGATGAATCAAAACAGTTCCAATTAATTCTATATAAGAAATTCTTTTCAGAACAGTATGGGATTCCATTAGAAAAGATTGATATTGAATTTTTTATTGTTAAAAGAAAGGTACCTGAATTTTCTGATTTTGCTATTTCTAGAATTCAAACATTCACACCTGCTTCGGGTAAGGTTAAGCTAAATAAAGCTAGTAATTTCTTAGATGGATTTTTAAAAGGTGCATTTGATAGTAAAGGGTTCAAAGATACAGTACATGTCCCTAAACCTGGAAGTGCATGTAGATTTTGCCCTTATTCAGGCAATAAAGAATTGTGTGCTTTTGGTTTAGAGAATTAATTTTTTGATATACTTATCTATATTTATACCAAAACGTTATTAATAAAAATAAAATGCTATGAGTAATCAAAAGTTAACGAGTGTTAAAATCGATGAAAACATGTGGGATGCTTTTAAAGTAGAATGTATTAAACGAAAATTCTCTTTCCAAAAACTTGCAGAACGCAGTATCCATTTGTATCTTACAAATGAAGATTTCCGTAAACAGGTTTCTTCACATACAAATTTAGAATTTAAATCAGAGTTTTAACAAAAATATTTTATGAAAGAAGGTTATATTCCTCGGGACGAGAGGAAAAAGATTCTGCTAATAGCAGACGATATACGAGTCCATTCTGGAGTAGCTCAAATTGCTCGAGAATTTATTGTTCATTCATGTCATCACTATAATTTTGCTTGTGTTGGGGGTGCTGTTAAACACCCTGATAAAGGTAAAGTATTTGATATGAACGCCCCTATAGGTAAAGAAGCTAATATTGAGGATGCCTATGTGATGTTATATCCTACTGATGGTTATGGTAGTTTAGAAATGATCCGTACTCTAATTAAGAGAGAAAATCCTGATGCTATCTTTATGATTACTGATCCTAGATACTATGACTGGTTATTCCAGAATGAAGGTGAATTTAGAAGAAAGATTCCTATCATTTACCTTAACATTTGGGATGACGTTCCTGCTCCTGTTTACAATAAAGAATTTTATGAAAGTTGTGATGCACTTTTAGGAATTTCAAAACAAACAGTTAATATCAATAAAATGGTATTAGGGGATAAAGCAGAAGGAAAAGTTATGGAATATGTTCCTCATGGGTTAAATAATAATATTTTCCATCCTATAGAAGATTCAAATGAAGATCTAAAAAAGTTTAAAAACGGATTATTTGGGGGAAATGAATATGATTTTGTCTTATTATTTAATTCTCGTAACATTAGACGAAAATCTATTCCAGATGCTTTATTAGCATGGAAAGTATTTACTGATCAGTTGCCCCCTGAAAAGGCTAAAAAAACCGCTTTAGTTTTAAAAACAGACCCAGTTGATGGGAATGGTACAGATATCCCTGCTGTAATTGAGTATCTTTTTGATGGTAGTCACACTAATATAACTTTAGTAGGACAAAGGTTATCAACTTTAGATATGAGCTATTTATATAATTGTGCCGATGGTGTAATTTTGCTATCTTCAAATGAGGGATGGGGGTTAGCATTAACTGAATCTCTTTTAACTGGAACCCCATTTATTGCTAATGTAACAGGTGGAATGCAAGATCAAATGAGATTTATTGATTCTAATGGGAATTGGTTTACACCTTGCTCAAATATTCCTTCAAATCATAGGGGCACATATAAAGAACATGGTGAATGGGCATATCCGGTTTATCCAACATCTATTTCAATGCAAGGATCACCTAAAACCCCTTATATCTTTGATGATAGATGTAGTTGGGAAGATGCAGCTGAGCAGATTAAAAAACTATATGAAACTTCTCCTAAAGAAAGAAAATCAAGGGGATTAGCAGGAATGGAATGGGCATTAGGAGATGAAGCAGGTTTTACTTCTGAAAAAATGTCTAAAAGAATGATTAAGTATATTGATAAACTTTTTGATACTTGGAAACCAATCCCAAAATATCAATTTTTAAAAGATACAGATTTCGAAAAACGAGTTTTACCACATAAATTAATTTACTAATGAAGAATACTTTTGTTGTTAGTTGTCCAATTGACACATACTCAGGCTATGGAGCACGAAGTCGTGATTTTGTAAAAGCTCTTGTTAAACTAGACAAGTATGATATTAAAATTTTATCCCAAAGATGGGGTAATACCGCTTGGGGTTTTATAGAGGACCATGAAGAAGAATGGGGATTTTTACAACCTCTAATTATAGATCAAATGACAGAACAACCTGATATTTGGTGTCAAGTAACCGTACCTAATGAATTCCAAAAAGTAGGAAAATACAATATTGGGTTAACTGCTGGGATTGAAACTACTATTTGTGCCCCTCAATGGATTGAGGGTTTGAATCGAATGGATTTGAATTTAGTTTCTTCTGAGCATGCTAAAAAAGTATTTGAAACCACTGGATATGAAAAGAAAAATCAGCAAGGACAAGTAGTAGGTCAAATTAAATTAGAAAAACCTATTCAGGTACTAATAGAAGGAGCTAATTTAGATATCTATAAACCTTTACCTAAACAAGAATTTCAATATACAGATTTATTCCAAGACATAAATTCTATCCCTGAAAACTTTGCTTTTTTATTTGTGGGACATTGGATGCAGGGTGATATAGGAGAAGATAGAAAAAATGTAGGGTTACTAATTAAAGCCTTTTATGAAATGTATAAAAATAAGAAAAAGGCACCTGCATTAATTTTAAAAACTTCAATTACTAATGCTTCTAATGTTGGGCGTAGGGAAATTCTTCGAAGAGTAGATACCATCCGTAATTCTATCCAAGCTAAAAAACTACCCAATGTGTATGTACTCCAAGGTGATTTTAGTGATAAGGAAATGAATGAACTGTACAATCACCCTAAAATTAAAGTAATGGTTTCCTTAACTAAAGGTGAAGGTTTTGGTAGACCCTTATTAGAGTTTTCTTTAACTAATAAACCTGTTATAGCTTCTAATTGGTCGGGACAGATTGATTTCCTTAATCCTGAATTTACTGCATTAGTAAATGGGAAATTAAACCCAATCCACCCATCAGCTCAAATTAAGGATTTATTAGTTGAAGGATCACAATGGTTTGCTCCTGATTTACAACATACTTTTCTAATATTTAATGATATCTTTACTAATTATAAAAATTGGAAAGTTAAAGGTAAAAGACAGGGATACCACGCTCGTACTAATTTTAGTTTTGAGAATATGAAAGAAATTTTGGGTAAAATTTTAGATAAAAATGTTCCTGAAATTGCTAAGCAGGTTGAATTAAAACTTCCTAAACTTCAAAAAGAGGGAAATTCATCTCCTAAATTACCCCAACTTAAATTACCTAAATTACAAAAAGTAAAATAATGGATAATCTAATTGTGTGCGATCGCTGTGGAAGTGATGCTTGTTATGTTCAGGAGGTAAATTCATTCATTAAAAATTATATATGTTATGGGTGTGGGTTTCAAACTAACTCTTTAATGAAAAGAGACGAAGATTTTTTTGAAGAACAAATGGAAACTCTTCCTAATTTATACAAAGAATTAATGGGTGAAGATGAAGAAGGAAAAATTTGGATGCCTTCAACAGTAAACATCCCAGAAAAAGGAATGGTATTTGCTAATGGTCCTAACGCATCTGCTTGGATGTGGGGAGCAGTTAAAGCTGTTCCTGTAAAAGAAGAAGATAAAGAAAAATACCCTATTCCTGGTAAAAAAGGAGAATATTATAGCTTTAGAATGGATATGGATACCCTTAAGAATTTTGAAGAAGGTGATTACATGGAAGCTCTTGAGTATATTGGGGTATTTGAAAATTAGGAATAATGAATATAAGTTATGCTATTACAGTTTGTAATGAGAGAAATGAAATTGAAAAACTAATTGGGTTTTTAATTAAAAATAAGCAACCCGATGATGAAATTGTGGTGTTATTTGATTCTAATAATGGTACAAATGAGGTTGAATTATTTCTAGATACTGTATCATCCCATATTTCATTACATAAATCCCCATTTAATTTTCACTTTGCTGATTGGAAAAATCTACTTAATTCATATTGTACTAAAGATTACATTTTCCAAATTGATGCTGATGAATTACCAGCTCAAGACTTAATGGATTCTCTTCATGCTATTGTTAAACAGGATGTAGATGTAATTTTAGTCCCTAGAGAAAATACTGTTGAAGGATTAACTGAAGAACATATTAAAAAATGGGGGTGGAGAGTAGATGGGTTGAACCGGGTCAATTGGCCTGATTACCAATGGAGATTATATCGTAATGATCCTTC